TAGACATTGGTGCACGGAACAGAGGCCTTCTTCCCGTACCATTAAGATACTATGGAGCTCACACAGGTAGGTGGTCAGGTCAGGATAAAATAAACTTTCAGAACTTACCAAGCAGGGACGTTAAGAAGAAAGCTTTAAAGAATGGAATTCTTCCACCTGATGACCATGTAATATTAAATGTAGATTCCTCACAAATTGAGGCTCGTATACTAGTGTGGCTTGCAGGTCAAAAAGATGTTGTAGAGCAGTTTAGAAAAGGGGAAGACGTATATTCAAACTTTGCCTCTAAAGTATATAATAAGAAGATAGATAAAAGAAATAAGGTCGAGCGATTTGTTGGTAAGACTTGTATACTTGGATTAGGGTATGGTACAGGGTGGAAGAAACTACAACACACATTAGAAACTCAACCCCCTAGTGCTAAACTATCTGACATGGAATGTCAAAACTTAGTTAAAGTTTATAGAGATTTAAACCATGAAGTAATTGACTTATGGCAGGATTGTGACCAAGCATTAGGAGATATAGCATCATGGGAAAATGGTAAAGCTCCTTATTATATAGGCAAACACGAGGTTCTTAAGGTTACTAAAGAGGGTATACAACTGCCTAATGGAATGTATATATACTATCCTGAACTAGAATGGGATACTTCTGAGGCTAAAGGAAGATTTGTTTATAAGTCAAGACGAGGTAAAGTAGGTATATGGGGAGGTTCAGTAGTAGAAAATGTAGTACAGGCGTTAGCTAGAATAGTTATAGGTGAACAAATGATTCAAATTAATAAAAAATATAAGCCTATTTTGACTGTTCATGATGCTATAGTATGTGTTGCACCTAAAAAAGAAAGTCAAGAGGCTTTAGATTTTATGATGAAAGAGATGTCTATACCACCTAAATGGGGTAAAGATTTACCTATTACTTGTGAGGGTGGATACGCAGATAACTACGGAGACTGTTAACATGGCTAGCATGATTGAACACAGTAAGTTTGTATCAATGCACCACATGAAACAAGAGTGGGAAGATGAGATGGTAAAAGAAGATGATGAAAAGATTAAAGCGGGCTTAACTAAAAAATGTATGAGTTGCCACAAACCTAACTGCAAGTGTAAAGACACTCAATCTTATTGGGGTTACTAATATGTTGGGCGAGGGAATCTTTATTCTCGTAGTCAGTTTATCGGGAAGCTATACAGACAATCAGTACGTGGGCAATTTCCCTAACTGTATTATTGCCATGCAATACTTTGAAGAACATTGTTCAGAACACAAAGCGGCGAGTTGTATTTTAGAAAAGTATGCTAACCTACCTGACGACCATGTATCACGTAATGCATTTTCTTTTAGTATTACAGAAGTTCAGAGTTGTGGATTTGTTGGGGTCGATACAAGAACTTTTACCAAGGATAAGTAATGGCAAAACTAAAGCAATCAGAACAGCATTATGAACCAACACACAAACGCACAAGCCAAGGGGGTAAGGTACCTAAGACTTCTTCCATGAACAAAAGCTTTAGAGCTGGATACAAAAAATACAGAGGGCAAGGAAGGTGAGTAGTTTATATTGGATGTGGGAGAAGGAATTAACTCCAGAGAAGTGTCAAGACATTATTGACAGAGCAGGGGGTGATTTTAAAAAGGCGGTGATTACCGCAGAAGAAGTTAGTGGTAGTGTAAGTAGAATTGACGATAAAACCCGAAAGACTAACATTCATTGGAACGATGACCAAGACTTGTATGATATGGCATTTCATTATATGCGAGGTGCAAACAAGAAGAGTGGATGGAACTTACAGGTAGACGCTGCGGAGAGTTTTCAGATAGGACAATATTCTACAGGTGGTCATTACAATTGGCATGTGGATGGATTAGGGCTGTCAACTCTCAACAAACCAAATAATAAAATGTTGAATGGTAAAACACGAAAGATATCAATGGTAGTGTGGCTGAACGAGGACTTTAAAGGGGGAGACTTTCAATTTCATAGCTCTCATTTGAAGAATAATGTATTCAAAGTAAAGCAGGGTAGTATTATTATGTTTCCATCATGGGTAATGCATAGGGTAACACCCGTAAAGGAAGGCACACGATATTCAATGGTATCATGGTTCTTAGGAAAACCCATACAATGACACAAAAAATACAAAGGAATAAATAATGGCAGACTTTACATGGAGTTACTCAGCACTAAAGCAATATCAAAATTGCCCTAAACAATATCATGAAATAAAAGTATTAAAAAATTACATAGTTAAAGAGAACGAAGCTATGCGATATGGTACTGAAGTACATGAGGCGTTAGAACTCTATGTAAAAGAAGGCAAAGAGTTAGCTAAAAACTATCAAAGATTTAAACAATTTGTAGACCCTCTTATTAAAATTAAAGGGGATAAATACCCTGAACATAAAATGGCTTTGACTTATAATAAAGAGCCGTGTGATTTTGATAGTGATACTAGATGGGTTAGAGGTATTGCTGATTTACTTATTGTAGACGGAACACATGCATTTGTAGTTGATTATAAAACAGGTAGTAAAAAATATCCTGACCCTAAACAGTTAAGGCTAATGTCTTTAATGGTGTTTAGTATATTCCCTGATGTTCAAAAAGTAAAAGGAGCTTTGTTTTTTATAATGCATAACAGTATTGTAGAAGAAACATATTTTAGAAAAGATATGGACAAATCATGGGGAAGATTTGAACAACCTTTAAAAAGATTAGAAATGTCATATGATAATGATGTATGGCAAGCTAACCCTACTCCTTTATGTGGGTGGTGTTCGGTAGATAGTTGTGAGTTTTGGAAGCCTAGAAGATAAATGTGGTAAAATAGAGATATGGCATACACAAAGAAAAAAAGACCCTATAAAAAAGAATACCAGCAACAGAAAGCTCGTAAGTCAGAGCATGAACGTCGCATGGAAAGGCAACGTGCACGCCGTAAGATAGACAAGACAGGAAAAGATGCAAACAAAAACGGTGTAGCAGACAAACGTGAGGGTAAAGATGTGTCACATAGAAAAGCTCTATCTAAGGGTGGTTCTAACAAGGCCGGGGTTACGATTCAATCTAAATCTAAAAACCGTTCATTCAAAAGAAATTCTTCTAAAAAGCTCGTATCTGAGACTAGTACAAGGGAAAGAAAAAAAAGAACTAAAAAAACTTGACATATAAATATGTTAAGTAGTATACTTAATTTCGCAGTAGGGTTATAGTAACCTTACGATTTTAAGAGAGGGAACATGAAATTAATTGATAACAAGGCAGTTCAAATAACTGTTTCAGAACAAGTAGGTAATAGTATTGTGGCTCAACTAAATAAGTCAGCTATTATAAAAAACCATGGCAAACTTGTAGATGTTTTAGTTAATTGGGGTGTTGAAGAAATGACCTACCTCAATAGAGCCGTTAGATTTAAAACTGCTTTACCCTCCCCTATAGTAAAAGAATATGATTGGCCTGGTCTGTATAAACCTTTTGACCATCAACGAGTTACCTCTGAATTTTTAAGTATTAATCCTAAAGCATTTTGTTTTAATGAAGCAGGCACAGGGAAAACTTCCTCTGTATTATGGTCAGCAGATTATCTAATGAACCTCGGTCTTGTTAAGCGAGTATTAGTTATCTGTCCATTATCTATTATGTATTCAGCTTGGCAAAACGATATATTTAATACTTGTATGCATCGGACATCTGCTGTATGTCATGGCTCCGCAGACAAAAGAAAAACTATTATTGAAGGCTCATATGAGTTTGTTATTATTAATTATGATGGTGTTAATATTGTAAAAGAAGCTATTAAAAAGGGAGGATTTGATTTAATAGTAATTGATGAAGCTAATGCTTACAAGTCTACTAGCACTTCAAGATGGAAAACTATATCTAAAATTCTTACTCTTGATACAAGATTATGGATGCTTACAGGTACACCAGCTTCTCAATCTCCTATGGATGCATATGGTATAGCAAAATTAGTAGCACCTGAACGAGTTCCTAAATTTACAAACGCATGGCGAGATAAAGTTATGCACCAAATATCTAGATTTAAATGGCTACCTAGACCTGATTCTAAACATAAAGTGTTCGACGCTTTACAACCAGCAATTAGATTTGCTAAGGCTCAGTGTTTAGATTTGCCTGATGTTATGTATCAAACAAGAGAAATACCTTTAACTACTCAAGCACTTTCGTATTATAAAGAATTAAAAAATCAAATGCTTATTGAAACAGGCGGAGAATCAGTAACCGCTGTCAATGCGGCGGCTGGACTTAATAAACTATTACAAATATCAGGTGGAGCAGTTTATACAGACACAAAAGAAGTAATTGAGTTTGATATTAAGCCACGATTAAATGCATTAATGGAAGCAGTAGAAGAAACAGAGCATAAAGTATTAGTGTTTGTGCCATATAGACATACTATTACTTTAGTAGCTGACCATTTAACAAAGAACAATATAAGTAATGAGCTCATTCATGGAGATGTTAAAGCCACTGAAAGAGCTTCACTTATTAATAGATTCCAAACAGAGGACAACCCTAGAGTTTTAGTTGTTCAACCTCAGTCTGCATCACATGGAGTAACTCTAACTAGAGCTAATGTAGTTTTATTTTGGTCTCCTGTTATGAGTGTGGAGGTATATTTACAATGTATTGCTCGTATGGATAGAGTAGGACAGGTTAATAAAATGACAGTTGTTCATTTACAAGGGTCAGATGTAGAAAAAAGAATGTATAGAATGCTTCAAGGTAAGGTGGATTCCCACATAAAATTAGTTGATTTATATAGAGAGGAGTTAGAAAATGTCAGTTAAATTAGAAGAATTAGTCAAAGCGTATATTGCAATTCGTAATAAACGTGACGCTAATGCAAGAGAGTTCGATGCCAAAGATAAAGATTTAAAAGGCGAGCTTGCACAGTTGGAACAAGTTATGCTGAACTCGTGTAACGAAATAGAAGCTGATAGTATAAAAACTACCAGCGGAACAATCATAAAAACCATGAAAGAGAATTTTGTATGTGGTGATTGGGATAATTTTAAGGACTACGTTATGAACAATGACGCAATTGAATTATTACAACAACGCATACATCAGACTAATTTCAAGGAATTTTTAAGCAACCGAACCGATGAGGGATTACCTCCTGGTATTAGTACCATGAGAGAGTTTCAAATTGTAGTTCGCAAACCAAGTAAATAACTTAAGGAGATACAAACATGGCAACAACAGATAACACAATCACTACACCAAAAGGTATTGCACAATACCCTTGGTTATCTAAACCCGACACTAAATTTTCAGAAGAGGGTGAGTACAAAGTAAATGTAATACTTACTAAAGAAGAAGCAACACCACTAGTTGAAAAAATTAATGGTATATTTGCTGAAAACGTTAAAGAAGAAACTAAGAAAAACAAAGGTAAAGAAGTTAAAACTTCTAACCCTCCTTACATGGACGAGTTAGATGATGATGGAAAACCTACAGGTAATGTTATTCTTAAGTTTAAATCTAAAGCGGCTTATCCTCCAGCTATCTTTGATTCAAAAGGTACAGTAATGAAAGATAGTAATATATGGGGAGGCTCTGAAGTTAAAGTTAATGGTTATGTTGCACCGTATTTTACAAGTATGGTAGGTGCAGGTGTAGCTCTTAGACTTAGAGCTGTTCAAGTAATTCAGTATGTAGAAGGTTCTCAAGGTGCAGGACGATTTGGTTTTGAAGAAGAAGATGGTGGTTTTGTACAAGAAACTCCTGAAACTTTTGAAGAAGTTGTAGCATCACCAGAAGCACCTAAAGTAGAAGAACCTGTAGTAAGGAAAGACCCTACTGAGAGTGTGGATAAGTCTGACGATATATCAGGAATTATTGATAAATGGTCTACTAAAGATTAAGGGCGGACATGACTGACGAACTTAAAGATATAATCGAAGACAGTCACTCGCCTTTAGATTCAGATACTTTAGCGGTATCAGGGGAGTTAAATAAACCTCTTCATCGCATCTCTTTGAATGGAAACAAATTTAGAAAGATGTTAGGAAGTGAAGAGGTAGCCGTAGCTCCTGACCAGCATTTGAATGTTGTAATAATAAAAATGGCTCACACGCCGTCTAGAACTTATTATGATAAAGTATATCAGGAGGGTAAAATTTCAAGTCCTGTGTGCTGGTCTAATGATTCTCAAGTAGCAGACAAGGATGTGCCTATTGCTCAAGCAAAATCTTGTAACCAATGTAAAAATAGTGTACGAGGTTCAGGTGCTAATGGCATGGGCACGGCTTGTAAACTTTCATGGCGTATAGCAGTAGTTTTAGCTAAGGATATGAAGGGAGATATTATTCAATTAGTTCTGCCAGCAATGTCTTGTTTTGGTAAAGAGAAGCAAGGTAAATGGCCTTTTAGACCTTATATTCAGATGCTTGCAAATAATAGTGTTAGTGCAGGAAGAGTTATAACAAAATTACAGTTTGATGAAGAAGTTAATATACCCAAACTTTTGTTCTCTCCAGTAGCCGCTATTAAAGAATGTGATATGGAAGATTTACAACTCAAATCAAAAGACCGTACCGCAGCTAAGGCTATTACATTAAATGTAAAAACTCAGAATGAAGTAGACCCTAACCGGCCCACGGTGCAATTTGATGTATTTCTTGAAACACCAGCAGAACCTACTTCACAACAAATAGAAAGAGATGAAGAAGTT